ATATTGTTGGATTTAGATGGGTAATATCTGCGACTGGTATATAATTTACGAAGACCTTGTATGTCCCGTAATGAACACCTGCTTTTGCTTCTACGTTCGTAAATCCATTTTTATAATAGATATCTGTCAATTCTACTGCGTCGTTCATAGCATCCGTTGAATAAAAATCATAATCTGGGATTTCGCTGCCAAAATTATAAAATTGAGCTTTTATAGGAAGTATGTTATTAATTGCTGTCCCACCATAACAAATGACTGATTTACTTTTTAAGAATTGTTCTACAACCTCTATAATGTTATTCACACCTTTCATATTGAGTAATCGCTTACCCTTAATCTGATCACCTTCGTCGACCGCATTTCGTAAGATAGCTAATTCGCAATCTTGAAATGTCATATTATCATTACAAATGTCGGTAGCGTATTTACGTTTATTTTTTATTTTATTTTTACTCGATTTGAACGATTGTTTATTTTTTATTTTATTATTGGGTTTCACAGTCATAATAAAGTTTATATATAATTTAATTAGAAATTATATTATTGTTAGTATTTATTTTATAACCTTTCATGTATATATTTCAAAATACTACTCATTGGTATAAACGCGGATTCAAAATGCTTAAACATATTGATATACTCTGATTTGTTTTCTAAATTAGAAACCTGTAACACTTGAATATTACGCCTCTCAATATTATTCTTTATCATATTTATAGTGTTGCTAGTTGTCAAAGGAACATTCGTTATTTTCATAATATTTGCGGGTAATCTAATGTCTGTATTATCTGAACTATACAATACATTATAAAAGTTCTCGTCTTCACCTTTTTCTCCTTCCATAACTTCTACATTAATGCAACCATCTTTGGCAGACAAACTTAATTTTGATTTATTATATGCGTCATTTACGTATTGACTTCTAGTTATTATAAATACAACCTTGTCTCCCAATTCACCTAATAGAGTATTGCCTGTCACGCACCTATCACATTGAACTTGCTTGGTTAGTTTATCATGAACACCTTTTGTCATTTTATTCATTTGTTTTCCGATAGATGTTATACTATTGGAATATGACGAATTTGCTTTTTTTAATTTAAGAACGTCACTACCCAATGTTTCATTTTGTAAACGCAACATCGATTCACTGTTTCTTAATTTATCTATCTCTCGTTGAACGGATGGAATTGCTCCAACAACCGGTTCAGTTTCTAAACTCTTATTTAATTCACTTTGTTTTTTCTCTTTCTTAGCATCTATTTCTACTTTATTTGCTTTTTTTGACAGTTCTAAAATTGCTTTATTTGATGCTTTTAATTCTTCAATTTCTTCCGCACCTTCTGTTCCTTCTATTCCTTCCATTCCTTCAATTCCATTAGTATTATTGTCTTTATAAGCAAATTCCAACAGCGTTAAATTTTCATATAATTCACTTTCAGTCCCGATAATGTGATTCGTATTTGTGAACGATTCTTCTTTAATCTTGTTGACACTTTCATTTGTATCTTTCTTAAAAACATTTATAATTTTCATGACATTTTTCTTTGTATCACTTAATAGCGTTTTTACTTCACCTGGTTTATTATATAACTCATTTACAGTAAACGTTTTGAGAATAAAATTGTGTATATTATTATAAAATGGTTCAGAACCATTCGACGATACGCGGATATTTATAAAAAGAGGCATGTTGGGGTTCTGACCAAGTTTCATAGATGCTTTACACACATTTAGCACGTTATCAAACTTTATTTTATCTGATGCGAATGGAACACCATCCTTTTCTGTAACAAAAAAATCTAACCATCTTACCCCTTTTCTAAGGAGTTTATCTATATTTACAATAGATGCTTTTCCGTCCAACATAACAGAATCTGATGACGCCATTGTACATAAATTTTTAAGTGGTTCTTTCAATATCACGTCAATTGTATTTTTAATATCTTTATTTTCCAAACCCTCGCGCCGTAATTCACTTCTCTCGCATAATAGTGTATAAACAACTATAGTTGTTATTATTATAATTATCACTATTACTAATTTTGTTAGAATGTCTGTCATATATTAGTATACTATAAAGTAATATAAATTGTTCTCCTAATGTATATAAAATCAACTATGGCAGGTGGATTACTAAATTTAATAGCAGAAGGTAATCATAATAGAATATTAACAGGTGAACCCACCAAAACGTTTTTTAAAGTCACTTATTCTAAATATACAAATTTCGGACTGCAAAAATTTAGACTTGATTACGACGGACTACGCGAACTAAGAACAAGCACTGAATCTACGTTTAAATTTAAGGTTAAACGTTATGGTGATTTACTTATGGACACTTACTTAGTTGTTAATCTACCTGATATATGGAGTCCATTTTATAATCCTAAGGCACTAATAGATGAGGATGGTGAACTAAATAACTGGCAGAATACTGACGGGCGTTGGGCACCATACGACTTTAAATGGATTGAAAATATCGGCACGCAAATCATAAAAGAAATTGAGATTACTTGTGGTTCTATTAGACTACAAAAATATACGGGTGACTATTTAGCAGCGATGGTTGAACGCGATTTCAACAGTGAAAAAAAGAAACTATTTAACGAAATGAGCGGCAATATAAGTGAGTTATATGACCCCGCGTTTTCTCTAGGGCGAATTAACACTTACCCGTCTGCGTTTTATACACAAAATGCTATCGGTGCAGAACCTTCCATTAGAGGCAGACCGATTTATATACCGATTAACACATGGTTTACGATGGATAGCAAATGTGCATTCCCATTAGTTTCATTACAATATAGTGAACTCGAAATATCAATTACATTGAGACCCATTAAAGAACTATTTGTCGTTCGTGACGTTTTTGATACTGCTAATGAATTTCCATATGTTGCTCCCGATTTTAATGAAGAACGTTTCCAGATGTATAGATTTCTACAAACGCCACCACATCCTATAGTAAGTAGCGAAAAATACGACACTAAGATTAATACTTGGAATGCCGATATTCATATAATATCAACCTACGGATTTCTTTCAAAAGACGAGGCACAAGTCTTCGCTATGAAAGAGCAAATGTACCTTGTTAAGGACGTTTTTCGTTATGATTTTCAAAATGTTACTGGTTCAAAGAAATTAAAATTGACTTCGTCTGGCATGGTTGCTAACTGGATGTTTTATTTACAACGCAATGATGTAAATATGCGCAATCAATGGTCCAATTATACAAACTGGCCATATGGGCGACCCCCTATTGCGATAACTAATGCCCTTTTAGACATTCACGATAGTGAGTATTTTCCGCAATCAATTCGCGATGAACTTATTAGCATTGGCGTTACATCTGGACCAAAACAAGACCCGAAATCATCTAAAAATACTGGTTTTTTTGTAACTGGCGATTTCAGCATTGAGAATCATAAGCAAATTTTACAAACGATGGGTATTTTGTTAGATGGAGAATATCGGGAAAATACTATGACTCGTGGTGTATATGATTATGTAGAAAAGTATGTCCGCACGAAAGGATATGCAAAAGAAGGATTATACTGTTACAATTTTTGTCTTAATACAGATCCCTTCGAATATCAGCCATCGGGTGGAATCAACATGAGTAAATTTAAAACGATCGAACTTGAAATTACTACACACGCACCTGCTTTTAGTGAATCCAGTGATTTTAAGACTATTTGTGACAGTGAGGGAAATATAATTGGAACTAATAAGTCAAGTTGGAGATTATTTGATTATAATTATAACTTAATAGTATTTGAAGAACGTTATAATATACTATCATTTATTTCAGGACAATGTGGGATGATGAATGCCAGATGAGGATTTAAATGTTCATCGGACATTGACCACGAAGAATGTCAATCTACTATGCGGATTGAATTCTTCATTGGTTTAGTATATTCGCTATTTACTATATATTATATTATCAATATATAGTAACTTTATAGTATGTCCTCTATGGATACAAAATGGAAGAAAAATATACCAATTACAAGCAATGTAGAGGGTTTAACAAATAAACTGGAAAATAAAAGTATAACTCGTAGCGAAAAAGATAAAGAACAAACCAAGATGTTAGATGAACTTAAATTTCGCATTAAAAATATACATAATAAACGTAAAGGATTCACGAGATTACCCCATTTAACAGACGTTAACGATGATAGAGATGGACTTGAGAACGATGACAAAGATGGATTTGAGAACGACGACAAAGATGGACTTGAGAACGATGACAAAGATGGATTCGATAACGATGATAGAGATGGATTCGATAACGATGATGATATAGACGGATTCAAGACGAAAAAGAAGAAATCATTTAAGAATAATTTTAAAAAAAAAAACATTATGACGGGCAAACCTAAAACACTTAATAGACCTAAAGCAGTTAACATACCTAACGCACCTAATAGACCTAAAGCATTTAACGCACCTAACGCACCTAACGCACCTAACGCACCTAATATACCTAAGGCACCCAAAGAACCTAATAATCTATGGAACTATTTATTAAATTTTTGTTCTGGTCAATGGGGCAAATTAAATCCATATCCGCATGGTGCTAGCTTAGGCTTAACCTACATTTTATTCTTATTTATATATCTACAACTATATCATTTAAATTTTAAAAAGGACTTTCAATCAAATGGACAGGATGGACAAAATGAAACAGATAAACTACCAAGCGAATTGAAGGATATATTGGAAAATATAGCAGATTCTCTCTCTAAAACACTGGGCAGTTGGGTAAAGGACCCCGAATACGTTGATATAAAACATAACGAATTTTTGAAAATTGTTAATTATTTCGCAAGGTTTGACGCTGGGGTATTTTTTAGATATATATTCATTCCTGTGCAGGTTGTTGTAGCAATTACGCATAATATAATACCCAATATGAAAATAATACCTATTTTAGGTAATAAATATTTTTTCACAGTGTTGTTTGTGGTTTTATTTATGATGTCTTATGGTAAATTTGTAATAAAAGAAATTGACAGTTTGCCTAGAGCAAAAAGAAAAGGAACAAACACAGATGGTAAATGGTGGGGGTTTATTACAAAATATTACTCACACATTCCCATCTCTTATTTTGTAATAGTCGGAATTATTATAATATGTGCGTTTGCGCTCGATTTTCTTAAACAAATGGGTGATGGTTCTTATTTCGGCGATGGGTTATTTGCAGCTATTGCTAAAACCCTATTCAAGATTTTTTCTCTAAGTATGAGCATTGTATTGTCAGGGCTTGCGGCTATACCACTCGGTATTTATGCGTTAACCTGGTTTATTTTTCCAGAAGGGATAGGCGTGCCCAATACTTCTAAGTGGAGCAATGCGATTCGAGATAATTATCTTGTTCCTGAATGGGATGTATGCGAAGAAAGTATGATAAAAAAATGGATTTATTATTTATTTCGTAAATTGTGGAACAATAAAATATTAATCTCAACCTTTGTTATTATTGATATTATGATTACGTTATCAATTGGTAAAGGTGACTGGGTAGATGGAGAAGAAATACGGAATGAAATGTGGAACTGGTATTTTTTTCGTTTTATTTTTCCATTATTATTTATTGTGTCAATCTTCTCTCAACAAACAACAAAAGAAAAACCTTTACTTGATTATCTAAAGCCTTCTTCAACTATACAAAAAATTAAATCTATTATACAATATTTGAGAGGAAATTCTGTAACAACCGACGAACAACCTCCTACAAATGTTTAATAAATAACTAGCAATCTGATAATAAACGATTATATTCATAATATAATGTTGTTTCGATAAAATCATTTAGAAAATACACCTGATAACTTCTAAATGGGTAAGAAAAGTAAAGTCAAAAAATTATTGCCATTTGTATCTATATGTACCCCTACTTTTAATCGTCGTCCATTTATTCAGACGATGTTCGAGTGTTTCAGAAATCAAAAATATCCAAAAGATAGGATGGAATGGATTATAATTGATGATGGTACGGATAAAATTAAGGATTTAATCGACTTAGCGAATATTCCACAAATCAAATATTTTCCATATGATACCAAGATGACTCTGGGTAAAAAACGTAATATAATGCACGATAAAACAAAAGGTGATATCCTTGTATATATGGACGACGATGATTATTATCCTCCTGAGCGTGTTCCGCACGCTGTTTCGATGTTAATGAAAAGCAAGGCGATTTGTGCGGGTGCTAGTGAATTGTATGTATATTTCAACGACCTTAAACAAATGTGGCAATGTGGTCCATATGGTCCGAATCATGCAACTGCTGGAACTTTTGCGTTTAAACGAGAACTATTAAATAAAAGTAGATACAATGAAACTGCTTGTCTAGCAGAGGAACGTGAATTTCTACACGGGTATACTATACCTTTTGTTCAACTAGAACCAAGTAAGACGATATTGGTATTCTCGCATGACCATAATACGTTTGATAAACGTAAATTACTGAAAAATCCACATCCAGACTATATGAAATTATCTGATAAAACCGTAACAACTTTTATTAGAAATGATTGCGAAGAAAATATTAAACAATTTTTCACTAAAGATATGGATACTATGTTATTAGATTACGAACCAGGTAAACCTATCAATAAACCAGATGTATTAAAACAGACTAAGGAAATAGAAGAAAAACGTAACAAAATGGAAGCAGAACACAAGTCGCAACAAGATACCGGGCAAATCACTATACAGGAACCAGGAAAACAACCCGTAGCATTAAAAAATGGAGACATAGTTAATTTGATAAATGGACTGCGAGACCAATTGAAAATTGTTAATGCGAAAAATGTTGAATTGTTGGAAATTATATCTATTATGCAGAATAAGCAAATAAGCATGACAAATGAACATCAAGAAGAACTGAATAGATTGCGCCTTTAATGATTTGTAACGATCAATTGTGGTTTTATTTGAGAAGTGTAATAATATTTTAACTCCCTAACTGTGTGATTCAATAATTATTTATTAACAATTATTGAAATTATTCATTTTTATCAATGTAACGATATATACGTCTTATGTCTAATTTTGATATATCTAAATCGTTGAATGCTACATTTGACTCGTTATCATTCGATTCCCAATACTCATCGCCGTGAGTATATCTTAGTTTTTCGAAAAACGAACATATATCACGACGATCCATATCTAATTTTTGACACATAGTAAATATAAATTGTTGGTTATTATATTCAGTTGAGTATTTAGTGAGAACCTTTGTAAATCTTATATCTACTGGTTTAAATTTGTTTTTAACGTTTGGTAAATTTTCATGATATATATAGTTACTATGAAAGGTTTTATTCATTGAACTCATTTCGTTAAATTGCCATATCTGGTGTTGAAATGTTATGCGATCCATATAATCTGAAAAACAAAAATTATTCAGTATTTTTAAATACAATGGGATAGATTTTTCACTTGTATTTTTGTTTAACATGTCTATTATATTTTCATGCCACAATAGTGCTACAATTGTTCGGTCAGTTTCGTTCATGAAATTATTATGCATATCAAGAGAAACCTTATTATTTATCAATTGTTTTGTTATTTGCTTCGAATCTTCGTTATAAAATTTCGTGTGTAATATATCATTCATAGTTTCGTCATCCAATGTATTATTGTTAATACTACATATTTTTGTTATAAAATTAAGTTTTCGTAGATCACCTTGTATGTATTTTAACACTTTGTTCATAATGTCTGAATTTATTTGACCAGATGGTATGATTGTTCCTATTATATTATGCATCTCTTCGTCTGTCGCTGTTTTTAATTCAAATGAATTGCATACTTTCATTAATTCTTTCAATTTTTTGTCGCTGTAATAATTACCAATACATATAATTGGGTTTAATGTTACATTTTCTAATTTTTGTTTTTTCGTCTTTTTTTGACGTATTAATTTTATCAATGCTGTTATACCTCCTTTATCTCCACTATTCATACCATCGATTTCATCCATGACAATTGCTATCTTCGTCTCTTTCCTATACATCATGTCTAACACATTTCGCGTAGATACATTATTACTTGTTATTGTATCAATTAGTGAACGATTTCTTATATCCCCAGCATCATATTTAATAACATCGTAACCTAAGTCTTTCAGTATATTATTTACAAATTGTGTTTTTCCAGTTCCTGGTGCACCATATATATAAAACCCTTTTTTGAATGATGCGTCGTAACATTTTTCCTGAAATGTGTTCAATATATTTTTTATTTTTGTTTCAATATCATTCCTATTTAACAATTCATTAATATTTTGCATTTCGATTATTATAATAAAAATAATTGTATCTATATACATTTTGTAACTATCTATCTGAAAGCACTAAAATCAGATGTTAGTGGTATATAATTAGATCCACCACGTTTAGACAATAACCCATTGTATGTATAAGGGTCCATCCCCCCTGGTGTAGTGTTTACATATTTCTTTGTTTGTATGTCACCATTGCTTCCCGAAGCATATCCTCCTGCGTTTGCGTATTGTCCGTTACGTTGTGTATCTTTTATTAAATTTGTAGTTCCGCTAGCTACATCCTTTCCTAATCCTATAGTTCCTGTTGCGACCTCTCTTCCTAAACCTATCGCACTTGCTGTGGTAGATTTCAAACCCGAAACTGCGTCTTTTCCCAGTCCAATTACACCAGAAGTCACCTCTTTTCCTAATCCAACCGCACCAGAAGTTGCTTCTTTTCCTAATCCAACCGCACCAGAAACCGCATCACCACCTAACGTAGCACCATCTACTGCTAATCCTGCACCAGTGTCTATTACCTTTTCTGCTAATCCTGTGCTGGTGTCTATTGCTTTTTCCGCTAGTCCTGTCGTTTTATTTACTACATTGTTAGATAAACCACCTGCGGTTCCTACTATACCACCAGTAGACACATTACCACTACCTCCTTGCCCGTTGTTACAGGTTTCACAATTTTTACCGTTACAACTTGGACAACTCAAGTGCACATAGTCAGTTTTCAACATATAATCTTGAGACATTGGTTGAGAACTACCCGAGGCACCGTCAGCGTTCCAGTAATGAAACCACTTCCAATACTCTGACATCGCCGAGTTGGTTAAGTCAGACTCGTTGTGTTCTGTTTCTTTTTCTTCTGTTTCTTTTTCTTCAACGACAGCAGTAGGTTGTTCCAGAGTTGTCCCTATATATCTTACAGTTCCTAGTAATTTATATTTATTGGATTCACAGTCACCTACATTTGTTAATAGAATAATAACTGTATAACTTAAATGGGTCATCATTAACACCTGTAATGTGCCGTCATTGTTATTTAGTTTACTCACTGCCAGGGTTTGTGGGTCAGAACTTCCAACGTAGTTATTTCCTGATAAATCAATAGTCTTTATAACACTATTTCTATCTAATGTATTCCATGTTGTTGTTGTGGTTTCGGTTGTCATTCCCTCTAGTTCTTCGTTAGTCAAACGATTATTGAATAATGTGAATGTTTCAGTATTTACAATATTTACAGTACTATCAGTTGCTGGATTATCGATTGTCTTCGAAATCAACAATTGAGCGATAGCGTCGTAATATATACCATCAGTTAATTCCATAACATTCACTGTTTTACCTGCTATATTAATATTGCTATTTCTCATAATAATAGTTGGTGGTGCTTTTGCTATTTCTAAACCTTTATTCTCAATTAGTGTAAATTCATTTTTTAATATTCTGCCAGCATCTATTACACAAGTAGCTCCGTGTTTATTTCCCATTAAATCGACAGTATGTATGAAGGTTTTTGTTCCTATACTTATATAAAATAACTGTTCATTATCACTCTTCTCGTATACAGAAAAAGCAGGATATGTGCTGCCTTTATGAACCTCGTCATTTTCCGTCATTATAACGTCTTTTATATCTCGTTTAATAAATGTTCTTGTATTACCCGCACGGTTAATAACCCACATGGTCTGATCATAATCTCTTACAACATTTCCAGTATTTGTATCAAAAAAGTTTTTGTTCGATGTACCAAAATCCACCAAAACTTTTGATGCGTTTGGGTAATGTTTCGATACATCACTTCCTGATATAGGAGCGTTGCCAAATCCTTCAATTGACGCATTGTTGTACCAAAGCATAGAAACTACCAATACTATTATAATTATTCCAAATAACCATAATGGTGTTAACTTAAAATTGAACATGGTTTATTATATACTATAAGTAAATAAAAATATCTGTTCTTATTTACTTATGCCGAATAAACCTTTCATACCCCTTGCCAGAATATATAATGATTCGAATAACTTCGAAATGGGAATTGACGAGTGTGCTCGTGGTCCTTTATTTGGGCGATTATATGTGGCTGCGACAATTTTGCCTAAAAATGAAGAGTTTACACACGACGAAATGAAAGACAGTAAAAAAATCAAGTCGCGCATTAAAATGCGTGAATTGTCCGATTATATAAAAAAACACGCAATAGCATGGCATATACATTTTATAGAATCCGATGTTATAGATGAGATTAACATTCGACAGGCTGTCTTAAAAGGTATGAAAGAGTGTATTAAACAAGTGCTATCCAAAGTAGACACTACTGCTCAAAACACATTCCTTGTAATCGATGGTAATGACTTCAATGGATATACTGTATTTGATAATGATACGCAACTTATTCGCGAAGTCCCATATGCTACAGTAGAACAAGGTGATGGTAAGTATACGTTTATAGCAGCAGCATCTATTCTTGCTAAAAACGCACATGATGAATATATTTTGGATTTGTGTAATGAATACCCACAATTAATTGAAAGATATGGTCTTAATACAAATGTCGGTTACGGAACAAAGAGACATTTAGATGGTATTATTGAACATGGTATTACGCAATGGCATCGTAAAACCTATGCTCGTTGCAATTGTGCTAAATATGCACCTTTATAAAAATTGAATTCGTGGTAACGACTTAGTATTGGTGTAAAAAATACATTTATTATGATCATCGAGTGTTTTACGAATGGACAAGATATTTATACTATCAATATTGGTCAGAACAAAGCAGATAATTGGCGTTTGTTAGATAACTCAAATGAAAATAATGTATGGTTTCATGTTTCGAACACATCGTCTGCGTATGTGGTGTTAGATACGACGTTTGCTATAAAGGATATACCAAAAGTCGTTATATACCGTTGTGCGGTTCTCTGTAAGATGCATTCTAAAGTTATTCCAAATAAACACGTTGTTGTCAATTATACTTATGTAAAACATGTTACAAAAGGTTTTAGAGAGGGTCAAGCAATCATTGGTAAATCGATGAGTATTACGATCTAACTAAAACCAATTCTTTGAAACATATTATAAAACCACTTTTTATTTACATTTATGAAATTGGTGTTCTCGTCCATTGTTGAATAACCTATGAGAATGGTATCTTCGATTTCAACAAACCCAAGAGAATATTCTATCATTTTTCCTGTGAATGTAAATAATGGTGTGTATCGTTTTAATTCATATGTTTCTTTATCCAATGTTATCATCATATGATAATAATATCTATGGTCTTCATACGACACAAGATGCGTTAAAAACCATATTTCATCATCTATTATAATGCCATTTGACGACCCTCGTATATATTTGAAAGATAAAGGTGTGTTTACGCTTTGGATGTCGACAAGTATTCCTTCAATTATAGAACCAATTGTTAGTGGATGCCATTTATAAACGCATTTCAGATGGTTGTTTGAATCACTAAATAATACCCAATTTTTCTCTATTTGGTTCTGGTTCTCTTTCTTTAGTATATATTCATTACTTGTATCGTTCATTATTATTTCACCATGTTCAATAAATATATTGGTGTTTATCACCCTATTCGCATTATATAATAATTTACCTTTATGAGATATTATTCTTAAGTCTTCGGGTCCTTTATAATACCCGTCATATTTAGTATTATAATTTAATAATGCAGCGTCGCAGTTTTGGCGGTTTTTATTGAATCGCATGATTACGTTTTTAGTTATAATATTTTCTTGGTTCTCGTAATTACCATTTCTATTGATTCTATAATTAACAAATCGTATATTTATAACCACTTCTCCATTATGGAAGCAAATTGTGGGTGTGCTTCCTATAAACGCTGTATCATTGACCAATTTATCACCTATTTGGGAAAGCGAATTGTATTTATCATGATATACACCTTCAATTTGAGGAACATAGAATTTATAATTACTAATAATATTTTGATAAATTTTAATTTCGATAGTATGATAATTTAATAAATCCATCGAACATCGGAGTAGGTCGTAATTATCAGGATTTATATAGTAACCTAATATGGATAACTCATAATCTAATTTAAAATCATAAATGTCTTTCTCCAAGAATAAGAAGTCCCATTTTTTAATTTCAGAACGTTTGTCTCTTGCTATCTTGTAAAACATATATGCCAACTCGTTTTTGCTATTAATTCTATAGTAATTTACAATTTCGTAAAGGTTCTCTATTCTAGTTGAATTACAAGAATATGCTTCTAGCCAATGAAACACAGCTTTATCCATCAAACCGCGCGATTTATATATCTTACCTAATGAATAATGACTATACCATTGTTCTTCACTCCATCCACCAAATGAGATGCGTCTCTTATATGTCTCGATTGCCTCGTCTGTTCTGCCAGCATCACGTAAACTATTCGCCAAATAAAATGTATAACGCGGATTATTAGGTATATCTTCCAAACCTTTTTTTAATAGACGAATATCTCTCTCGAATTTATCTGACTTACACCCTCCGTCACCTATGTCCGATACAAACATATCACATTTATTGAAGAAATTATAACTTGTCCCTGCTGGTAAATCCATGTACTCGTGTGTATATCCCACGTAATTGATACCTGGTTTATTTCTTACTAACCGAATATTCTTATAGTAAAAAGAGTCTGTGCCTTGTAATATATAATGTGCGTCAGCATCACTTATATGGAGTTTAAAACTACTCACATCGAAATTAACGGGGATTTGTAATACCATGTCGGCATCTAATAATAAAATAAATTCTGCTGTATCCATATTTTTACAGTATTCTAGTGCTTTGTTCCGATTGTATCCAAAATCGCGAAATGGTTCGTGAAATACTTTACCTGGTATGCCTTTCAATTTAAAATAACTATCTATTATTTCGGGGGTTTTATCTGTGCTACCTGTATCACAGATACAATAACTGTCTATAATGGGTAATACGCTATCCATTAGACGTTTAATAATTGCGCTCTCGTTTTTTACTATCATATTTAGACATATATTAATTTGCGAGTTTGTTAACATCTCAATTATGGAGAACGAACAGAAATGTTTATAGACCTTCTATACATATAGACCTTATATATATATATGTATATATATAAATTAATTAATGTCTTTCACTCGCTTTCACGATGACCCAACCAGAATCAGAAAGCAGTTGCAACAGAGCAGTGGTTTGTGTAGGTATCAATTAGACGCACCTGGACCCGGTATATCTACTCCCTTTGTAGAAGACCCGCAGATTCGTCTTCAAAAATGGGGGGCAAATTTAAAGACAAATACAGTCAATTTAGAGAGTGATTTAAGAGGAATCGGTCACAGACTATCAGCAGACGATAAAGATTATACGGCATTAACGCCATCTACAAATAACAAGATTTATGGGTCTCAAGACGCATTTATAGATGAAAGTCGCGCTAGTCATCCTGCTTGGATGTATAGAGATTTAGAACATAGTCGTTGGACCACATCTTTTCACGATGTTCAAAAGAAAACCGAGATACCATTCTCTTACAATGAACCATCGCGAATTTTAGAGAAAAATAAAATACGTACTAATACTATCATTGAAGGACTTGATGAAAGTGACCCAAGTGGTCGTGGTGGACTAACACTTTCTAAGCAAGCGACTGGCGAAAACGGTAAGGGTACGAAATTCGCAATGGTTTAACCGTTTCACTTGAATAAACTCATTGTACGATTGGATAAATATGATAATATAATATATATTAATATACTATCATGGAAGTAATCATACCATTATTAGCAATGTCTGGATTATATGTATCTACAAGAACAAAAGAAACACGTGAAAATTTTACGTCTTCAATGTTACCAAATGTTGATATTCCAGACCGTAATTATATTCCACCCGATACAAACGCGGCTGAAAGTGACCGTTCTAGTAAACTTGCTAAAGATAACGCGTATGACGGTCATCGCGTGTATACTGACAAATACTTCAATGCTAATATGAACTCAGAGATGATTCAATCAAATAATGATTCACCTGTTGAAGCACAGTATACATCGTTGTCCGGAGAAAGCGTAGGCTCAAGTCATTTCCATCATAATAATATGGTGCCCTTCTTCGCTGGTAATATTCGTAGTCGCGTAATCGATATGAACGCGAATGAGAGCGTTTTGGATAATTATGTGGGTTCTGGTTCTCGGTCTTATTCAAAAAAGGAACAAGCACCTCTATTTGCTCCGAAGGAACATCAGCAATGGGCAAATGGTGCTCCAAATAATACAGAGTTCATGAGATCGCGCGTAAATCCCAGTTCTAAAATGTCGAATGTTAATCCATTTAAACAAGAGCAGGTTGCGCCTGGTCTTGGATTAGGTTACACTACTGAAGGCAGTGGTGGATTTAATTCTGGTATGTCGCAACGCGAAGCGTGGAGTGCAAAAACCGTAGATGAATTGCGCGTTCTTACAAATCCCAAGGCTGGAGGTGTAAGTATTATCGGACACGAAGGACCTGCAAGTTCGCACATCAAACAAATGGGTAGTCAGGGTATTCAGGAAAAACATCGTCCAGATACTTCGTTCGAGATGACAAAAGATAGGTATTTTACTACTACTGGTTCTCAGAAAGGACAAACATTGAGGTCTACTCATATTGACAAGGATGTAAGTCGTCCTAGCACGGCAGTTGAATATGCTGGAGGTGCTGGATATTATAATACGTCACTTTACGTTGACGGCGAGCATATGCCAACCCACAAACAACAGTTGGATGGACCCGCTTTTACACCTGCTGGCTTTAAAAATGGCGGGTCAGCTACTTCATCTGACTACGGAATTAAAAGTAAAACAGTTTATCCAAATAATCGCACTACTACCACGAACGATAAATACTTTGGTGCGGTAGGAGGGGCGTTTGGTGCTGTAGTAGCACCATTATTGGACGTCCTTAGACCATCGAAAAAGGAGAATACCATTGGTAATCTTAGACCATATCAAAAAGCTAAGGCATCTGTATCGTCATCGTATCTGTATGACCATAACCAACACGCAGCACCTACCATTCGTGAAACTACTGAGGTTGGCAAGTTCCATCCTCTTATGAATGCTAACCAAAGTGGGGGCGGATATAAAGTAAGCGAACACCAAGTTGCTCATACCTCTCGTTCAGAAACTGCTAGGGACTATACTGGTGGGTCTAGTGCTGCGGCTGGTAGACAGGATACACGTTCCTATACTGCAGAATACAATCAACGCAACAATGACATCAAATCGTCGACTATTAAAAATGGTCGGACTGCTTCTGGTAACATGAAGTTATTTACAGCCGACGTTAATATGTCAGCAAAACACAAAGACAAAGACCTGGTCAACAGTCGCTCTCTAACTAAAAAAATGCCCCCAACACCTCCTTCTATAAACTCTATGGGAACACTTTCTGGTGGTAATTCTTTAAATCAATATATTAATGTGGAACGCAATACAACTGATATTGCCAGTGTTCTAAGTGGTAATCCATTTGTTATTCCATATTCTGTAAGATAATTTTTGTGTTTTTCTCGATTTATTTCATAAAATTGATTACTTTTCGTGTTTGTCTTATTCTAATACAATTAAACAAACTATTAGACAAACTATTCCAGTTATTTATCTATTTATTCCTTCATTTATTAATATTAAATATGCCTTGTAGCATTTGTTATCAAACGGGTCATAATATTCGTACATGTACTTATCTAGAACCAGCTTTGATTAGTGATGACATTTCATCCATTTCATACGATGAGTTTTATACACATAATTTAGACTTGCCAAGCGTGAGTGATGCAGAACTTTTGGTTGAAACTCCATCGAACTTATACTCTTCTATAAATTCATTTGAATATCCACCTTTCGAAGATATATTTCCTGAAGTTATAGAGTGCATGGTATGCTATGAAGAGATAGAGAACGAAAAGGTAAGTCTAAAATGCGGACATTCTTATTGTGTTCAGTGTTTTATTAAGCATATGCGAGTCGGGAATAATTGCGCTGGCTGTAGAGCACATATATGTGACCCACCTAAGAAACCACGTGCAAATCACATTCTTTCACAAGACGAAATTAGCGGCATCGTCGACCGTAATTTGATTAATGGACCAGATTTTATTGAATCCGTTCGTTCCGACCTTCTAAGACAGACCAATAGGCATATCGAAGCAAGTGGTGGTGATACCACTGAAATGCAGCGTTATCAAATGTTGATTATTATGGAACAAGCTATCAAAAACACTGATATTAATTTCGGTTTTTGGTTGGCGGGAATGAGTATGGCACAGAATATTATAGATGCGGTTACATTATAATGAGTGGCGATAAATGACTATGTCATATATTTGACTTATAAAAATAAAAATAAAAAAAAAACATAAAAATAAAAAATGAAATCTTAATTGGTTTTTTTATTTAATTCACAAATGTATATATAAATAATAGACATAATAATATTACAAATGAATGGTAATGTTATTATATTGTATAATACTCAACAATTATTATATAACATTCGGTCGTCTCTTCCGAATTTAACATGTTCTATTATAATTTTTTTGGTAGGTTCGTATGTATTGTCTCAAATTGATATTCCTTCTTATAATAAAGATACAGTTACTTTAACCAGATGGTACATTGACCATCCTATTAACGCTTGGTCTTCTATGTTATACGCATTACCTAATGTACCTATGGTAATGAAAATTCCTCTTATTACGTTATCTATTAGTAGTTTTAGTTTATGGTCTAACTCACAACCACATATTAATTTTATGGACGTTACTAGTCTTTACTGGGTTATTGTTTCAACTTCATTGTATTCACTCCCTTATTCGAAGCATAATGAAAAAGTGTTATGGGTGTTACATTTATCCACTACTACATTTATAGGTTTGTCTATTTATTCCGGTTTTTATCGTGAAATTTTATTATATTATGATATAAATATCGTTCCATTTACAGGTGCTATTCATATTATTTGTGGGATTACTCTTTATTGCTATTATCTAGATAATTTATACTTTAATATTAGTAGTTTTATAATTACTTGTGGATACATTTGTAAATTACAAAATATTTATTACCATATGTATCTGGGTACTTTATTGTTTCATCTATTTACCGCCGTTGGTATTTATATCTTGATGTATATGGACAAACCTCAATTAAAAAATATTAATATTATTATTCCGAAAAGTCAATCACTGACAGTATTAGATGGATTGTAAGATTTTTATACGCTTTACATATCGTCGCTGACAAATAATTTGTTCATATTAATCGCCTCTATATTATATTCCACTGGGTTAAGTAATCGTTCAATTAAATCATTGTCGCGAAATCGAACCGTATATTCCTGTTGAATCTTATTTCTACCAATTCTACCCAATGCTTGAATAATCTTTTGTTGGGTCATATTTGTCAAATCCTTACCTATGAATCCATGACAGAATGAGTAATTCGTACCATATATATAATCATCTGATGCGATTATTAAATATAAACGCTGTGAATACGCAAGTGACTTCATGATTTCAGCATACTTTACATTATTATGTGTATCAAACATCCCAATACCCATCAATAATAATACCTTCTTATGGTCTTCTACGTCTAATTCCATTATATCACATACAGTTTCTTCATCAATATCTGATACAAATGCGTTAGACAATGGTTTTCGTGTCCAATGCTCTTGATGTATATTGGTATTTGGTATGTTCACATCGGGTAATTTAACTGATACAATGGTATTACGTAATTTATCGATATCGTGTATTAATTCACTTATTACAGGGTCTTCCTTTTCACGACGTTCCATTTTCTTATTTCCATTGTCTTTCGTTTTTGTATTATGTTTTAAAGCCGAGTGTTTTCCGCCATCATTTGATTCCCCCTTTTCCGTTGTTTTATCTTCTAATACTTTCTGTTTTTTTACCAGTTCTTCTGTTACTTTATTGTTGTGTTCAATCCGTCGTGTTATCTCTTTGAATACTTTATTGGATATGTTAGAATGTTTTATATAATAATTACCTATTTTCGTAACGTCTTTTGCTAGGAAAATAGTAGGACCATCCGTCAATGTATGCGCGTCACTTGTGGTCAATAATATTCCATTTGATTTTTTATCATCCGCCACGTTTTCTCCGTTATTTTCTGCGAATTTTTCAGTTTGTGTTTCTTTCAAATGGTTATGAATCTGACTCCATACATCTTCCTCTATTTGATTTAAGGAATTTAAGTAATACATCTTCAAATTTATCATTGTGATTTCAGATAAAGAAATAAAGTGCGCCTCTAATTTATAATCTTCGTTTATTAAATTATTTTCATTTATATATTTTACGAAACGAATTATCTCGGATAGGTCAAAATAACGAAGCAATGTCTTGTTTTCAATACAATGAGCCACTGACCTCTTCATTTCTGAATAATCTGAATATAACAAATGAGGTAGAACGCATTTGTTTTTATTATTCAATAGAGATATTGATTTCTTGAAATCATAACTGTTTATTGATATTATTTCAGCTCCTTCGAATTTGCATCTGAAATCCATTAATGTATCCTGTATCTCATTCTCTTTCGGTAATGTAGCGCAGGATAATACCATTTTAGATATCTTATTATATTTCCAATTATCGTGTATCTTATTATGTAGCTCGTGTTCTTCGTAGTCCATTGTAATCGTTGGTTCGTCCCAATAAGTAATAATATTTTCCTCACTGTTGAATGCCAACATGTAATACATTGCTATGAGGTATGACTGAACATCGCATATCATTATCTCCACATTATCTCCTACACTATTATCTACTTTTCCTATTCCGCCGGATTTCCTATGCTTTGTATAATCCTTTGCTGCATAATAATGAAGACGAATGTCCTCTGAACTATCACAACCAAACGCAAATGCTATCTTCTTCTCCATACAAATTGCGGATTTGGCCAATGCTAGACCGACGTGTCGGGATACGCATATAAATATAATCTTATACCCTTCAGATAATCCAAGTGGTGTAAGTGTCTTCCCTGTTCCTGTCGGTGCACTATACAATATTAATTTCGCATCTTTTGATGAATCTAACTGAAATAAATTGTATATACGCTTCTGGTGTTCAAATAGAGATAAGTCTTCGTATTTTAATAACACTTGATTCTTCTCTATATATTCATATGCTTTATGAATTGTATTTAGTATGGATGTTCTTTGATTACCGTATTCTATTACACGATTTGCAAGTTCCAGTATAATCTTATTTGTATTTGGTATTGAAGAACTGAGTAATTGGATTAATGTGTAAAGTGATAATGAGTATTTACTCGTTTCCTCTGCTAATGATTTCAATATTACCTTTATCATATCCAATATAACGAATTCAAATATCTTGTCCTTTTTTGTAAGAATATTGTTGTCCATATTCTCTATTTTGATTATATCGCTTTTTTTTAGAATTTTTGTTTTATTTATACTTGGATTGAAGTCATGTATCGTATCGCTTCCATATTTGTTTATTATTTTATTTACTATTTTACTAAAATATCGTTCGTATAAATATGCTTCCATTTCATCTGAAATATTCATTTTAATTAATTCGTATAGTGAATGGTTAAAATTGGTCTTTATATACACATCGTGAAAACCATCGCATATTAATTTCAATATATACTTTTCATCCTCTCCTACTGGTATTTCAGTATTTTCCCATTCTATCTTGGTGAGTTTTGTTTGCTTTAGATCCATTTTTGACGTGTATATCCTTGTTTTTTAGATAAAATATTATTATCAATTTTTATGAACAACGCCTGTTCAATGGTTTAATTTAATCCATTTTATTTTACATTCATCGTGAATTTATGATATACAAACACATGCATATCATAATTTATACATGTTTGGTTTTTGAATGTCCATATCCATATTTGCGACGTGCTCGTTTTGCTAGAGTAAATGCGGGTTTAGATTTGTCGCAACCACTCTCTAAAATGTCGAAATCTACCGCAGATGATTTACCGCCAGTTAGTGAACTACCCAATCGCGCATACCCCCAAGACTGAGGTGTTTGATTGGGACGAGAACCTGATGAATAATAAGCAGCCTCGCCTTTTTTAATGATTTTATTCATGGCATCAAAAGAACAACCAGTAGCACGTGATAATTCAATTGACGGAACAAGCGTTTTAACTTTATACATTCGATGGGCTTTCTTTGTATGACTCGATTTCTTACTTTTGAATGATGGTACATTCTTTCTGGTGTAATATTTACCCTTTTTATATAATTTACGCGATTTTACTAACATTTTTAATTGTGTCTTCTTATCTTTTTTTGTAAGACGATCCGGCACATATCTAACAGGAATCATATACTATAATCGAATATATTTTATAGAATGGTTGAATAAAAAAATACACAATCCGTCTGTGTTTTTTTTTATTTTTATATAACTCTCTAATATGTAATTTGTTTGCCGCGTATATCTAAACTATATGGTCACAAGAACCACCTGACTGTAAGTATTCGTCTATATGAGATGGTAGTGTAATGTCGTGTTCATGCTTCAAATAACATTTCAAGCATGTAATTGTATCCACCATTGCGTCGTGTAAATTCACGGGAGTAAACCCAAATAGTTTATCGTGTAACTCTACCAATTTTGGTGACTTGTTATACTGACCGTACATACCATTTAATTTAATGTTACAAAATTGCTTTGTTTTAAGCATCGAACAGTATGTGTCTATATCATGAATACCATTAAACATTTCATTGAACAAGAAACAAGACTCGGGAATTCTTCGTAGTCTTTCTCGATTACGGTATATCTCTGTTTCAATCATCCTCCTATCAAATGATATATTATGAGCTACGATACGGTCAGCTAACATATAGGCATTGTAGAAATCAAATAATGCGTCTTCAATCGGCACACCTTTTAACGCGCATGTCTCTTTTTTTATACCTGTAATTTCTGTTATCTTTTCTGATATAATTACATCTTCAGCAATCTTGATATAATTATTATATGTTTGTTCTATGATACCTGTCTCTATGTTATATAATAGATAACTTAATTGGAGAATATAAGGATATTCTTTGATAATTGGTTTTTGTGTGTTTTTGTCATGATTAGGCAAAAGACCATTTGTCTCAGTGTCGAATACAAGAATACGTTTAATGGGCATGATATTAGTAGTTGTAGTTATTGAACTTAATTTGTGAATAATGGTTTTTACTTTTTAGTTTTACAAATCAATTTTTACAAATATTTGTAATTATTTATTTAATTTGTTACATAAACTATTGTGTGTTTATATAATAACGACCATTACTTTTCGCGAGATTCTTTGATATTTATAAATATAAATTATATACTACTTAACTATTCCTTGAACTTTTGGATTCCTGGATTTTTATATATTTATATAAATTGTCACTTTTGTAACCATTTATCGATTGCCTGACGCATTTTAAGATAACACAATCGTTATTAATATTCAATAATAGAATTTGAAATCTGATAGATATTTAGAGAACCTTATAGTTATTCTCTGCTTAATCTTTAATTATAAATTGGTATATGTGGTTAATTTTAGCGAACATACAAAACCTCCGTGATGTTTATTTTGATTAAAGGTTCATAGAAACATATTCACTATAGTGACCATTGTTTTTCGAAAGGGTCCGTATCGGATTTATTGGAACTTTGAATTATAGACTCTCCATTGTTTCAAATAATATTTTTTATGAATTACTGTAAATCGAGCATCTTTTTTTATGTGAGTATTATATAGTGCTAATGACTTGCAATCGTGAAACGGATGAAAATGAAGTATTCGGTGGTGTTAGTAATCCTTTTAATATGAGTAATTCTGAAACAAACTTCAAACATGACTTTTTTGAAATGTCTATTAATACCTTCGGATCTTTAATATTATATAATAAAAAGGATATTGGAGGTAACCCGATATCGATAGATAATGCCGATTATCTATTAAAAATTACTAAGAAGACTACTGATACTGGTGCTGACAATATTACAACAGACATGAAAGAGTTATTTAAAAACTATTTGATTTTTTTTAATTTTGTTATTGTATTGTTAAATAATAATAAGACATTTACTAAAGATGATGACCTTATTACCTTTTTACAATTGAAAATATATAGTAGTAAAGGTATTACAGCTTATACTCCATTACTACAAATTCTCGGTCAAAATAATAAAATTAAACCAGATATAATTGCGTTTTCTCACAAAGTAAACAAAAATTTGTGGGTCAAAAGTGGTATGACTAATAAAGAAGACAAAACATTGAAATATGGAAATGAAACAGAAACAGGAAACGCAGTCTTAATCGAAACTGGATATACCCTGATTCAAAGAATGTTGGAAAATGTTACAGCAAATGTTCCAGCAAATGTTCCAGCAAATGTTCAAGTCAATGTTACTGAATTATTCAAATTATTGGCATATCGCCTGACGATAGATACCCAGACAGAAAATTCAAAAAAGTTATTATCTAAATTAAATGAGTTAGTAATAAAAAACCAAAAAAACTATCTTGTTTTTTTAGATGAGTTTTACGGTAAATTTATAGCTGCTGATGTCATTACGGATAATGGGCAGGGGGCGGGGGCGCCGGCTCCGCCAGATTCTCCTCCGACTTCTCCTTCTCCTCCGACGGAGGAGGAGAAGACGGAGGAGGAGGAGAAGACGGAGGAGGAGAAGACGGAGGA